GCGGCCGACGCTGACATGTTCGCCCAGTACATCGTCCTGCTCTACGACTTCCGCGCAGCCGACGACCCTGAAGAGCGCCAAAAGGCGCGGCGGGTTATGGCGGGACTAGAAGATCAGCTCGTGATTGGCGAGCGTGCCCGCCAGCGAGTCGGCATCCGTGGCAAGAAAGCGGCACCGAAGGGAAAACTTGCCCTCATGATCGCCGCTAAGAATGGCACCGACAGGTAACTATTTCGATCAGGCTAAAGTCGATCACGTTGTTTCTTTCATTGAGTCGTTAACACTCACCAAGGCAACCAAGTCAGACGAGCCTGAGCCGTTCATCCTCCTGCCACATTGGCGCGAGGCCATCACGCAATTATACGGGTGGCGCCGGGCTGACGGCCGCAGGCAGTACCGAAAAGCGTTTCTCACATGCGGCCGAAAACAGGCTAAGACGCAGTTTGCCGCGGGTGTCTGCACTTACGAGTTCTTCCTGGGCGATACCGCCCGCCACGAGATTTACTTTGCGGCCACCGACGTAGGGCAAGCAGGTATCTGTTTCGACGCCGTGGCCGATATGATCGCCGCCGAGCCTGATCTCCTCGGCCTGTGCAAGATTACGCCAAGCCTAAAGCGAATCGAGAACATCCAAAACGGCAACATCATGCGGGTGCTCTCCGCAGAGGGCGCCGGCAAGCACGGTTACAACCCATCCATCGTCGTTTTGGATGAGATCCATGCCTGGGGGCCGTCTCACATGGAGCTCTACCGGGCGCTAACGACGGGCGGAAAGTCCCGCCGCGATCCGCTCCGCCTGATGCCAACGACAGCCGGGCATGACCTGCAATCGCTTTGGGGGCAAGAGTACCAATACGCGAAGGATGTGCTGGCTGGGCGCGTGGTCGATCCATCCTACTTGGCGATGATCCACGAGGTTCCGATGGAAGCCGACTGGACCGACCGAAGCCTCTGGCCGCTTGCCTTGCCGCTCCTCCTCACTGGCCACCATCAGATTGAGGACTACGAAGAGGACTTCCTGAAGGCGCAGCAGTCACCCGCCGAGCAATCGACTTTCCGCCGCCTCTATCTCAACCAGCCAACCGGCTCAGAGACGGTCTGGCTTGACCTGATAGCGTGGGATGCGGCCGTAGGTGCGGTAGATGAGGCCCTGCTCCGCAAAACTCCCTGTTACGGCGGCCTCGACCTTGGCGCCACCCGAGATCTAACAGCCTTCACTCTGGCCTGGAAGCTGCCCGACGGCAACGTATTTGTCCGCTCCTGGGGTTATCTTCCTGAAGACGATTTACGAGGCCGCGAGAAGCGCGACGCGGTTCCATATGGGCAGTGGTCAATGGACGGCCACATCATGCTAACTCCGGGCGATGTGACCGACTGGCGCTTTGTAGTTGAACACATTCAGAAGTTGAACGAGCAGTACCAAATCCAGGGTGTTTGCTATGATCCCTGGGGTGCCCGCGATACCGCGGTGGCACTGGCTGAAGGTCGAATCGACGTCATCAAGTTCGGGCAGGATTACAGGGACCAATCGCCGGCCGTGAAGCGTACCGAGGAACTGCTCTACATGGGGCGCCTCATCCACGAAAACGACCCGTCTTTGCGATGGTGCATCGATAACACCATGGTCAAAACCGACGATAACGGACACCGCAAGATCGCCAAAGTGCAGCGCCTAACCAACCGAAAGCGAATTGATAAGGCGGCATCTATGGTGATGGCAATTGGCGGTCTTATCCAGGCGGAAGAATACAGCGACCCGTACAGCGACGGGCGAGCAACACTCAATTGAACATCATTCGCAAAGCATACGAGGCCGTGGCGGCCGCATGGTACCAGCGCAACGGCTATACGCGCCTGGCCCAGCTTTACGGCATGGGCCAGCACACCGACGCGGGCGTAGTCGTCAACGTCGAGACGGCCATGCGCTGCGGCCCCGTGGCTGCTTGCACCCGTTCCATCTGCTCGCCTATCGCGTCAATGCCGCTCCCGGCGATGCGGAAAGACGGCGTAAAGACCATCCTGGAGCCAAGCAGCCGACTCCATCGCATCCTCAACCTAGAGCCAAACGGGTTCCAAACCCCGCAAAAATGGCGGGAAACCACGCTGCACTGGGCGCTGAACCACGGCAACGGCTACGCAAAAATCATGCGGGCCGCAAATATGGGCGAGCCAGTGGCGCTGATCCCTATTCACCCCTCGCTGCTCATTAAAAAAGACATTGTACGCGGTGTTCCTGAGTACCTTTTCCGCATCAATGGCAAAGAGGAGCGGTTGAGTAACCGCGACGTTTTCCATCTCCAGGGACACTCCGAAGACGGCGTAAACGGTATCGGCGTAGTAGAACTAGGCAAGGAATCTATCGGCCGCGCGATGGCCATGGAAGCCTACGGCGGCACGTTCTTCGGCCGTGGCGGTGTGCGCGCCGGTTTGCTCAAGCGAACGATGCCTTTCGCCGATTCGGCCGCCCAGGAGCGGTTTGAGGACGAGTGGCAGAAGAAGTACCGGAACGGCAAAGACTCCTTCCATCGAAATATCCTCCTCGTCGCCAATTCCAAAGGCTCGGACGGCTGGGAATGGGAAGGCATTGGATCACAGCCTTCCGAGGCGCAACTAGTGGAGCAATCCCGCGCCGTTGTTGCTGACATCTGCCGATTCTACGGCGTATCCCCGACCCTCGCGCAAGACCTCACCGACGCGCACTACAACAACATCGAGCACCTCTGGCGGGCGCATCTGAACACCGCGCTTACCCGGTGGATGACCGCATTTGAGCAGGAAGCCTATCGGGTTCTCCTCACCGACGCGCAGAAGGCCGCGGGCTGGTGCGTCAAGCATGACGCCAGCGGGTTCCTGCGTGGTGACTTCAAGTCGATGCTGGAAGCCATCGCAGCCGCGCTTGAAAAGGGCCTTAGCACCATCAACGAAGGCCGAGAAATGATCGACTTCGATCCGATGGATGGGGCCGACGCGCTGTACATCCAACTTAACCGTCAAACGGTTCCAGGCACCGGAAAGCCTACGGCGGCCGAAGCCGCATCAATCGCAAAGACCAACGCAGGAGCACCCGCCAATGGACAATAAGCGCCGCATTTACACGGAAATCAAGGGCATTGGCGAGGATGGAACATTTACCGGAATCGCCTCTATGTATGGGGTCTCAGACCTGGAAGGCGACATCATCGAAAAGGGCGCTTTCACGAAGACCATCCGGGAGAATCCGGAGGTTCCTGTGCTGTGGCAGCACGACGAAGAGGAAGTCATTGGCCTCGGAACGGTATCCGAAAAGGGAAACAAAATCGAGATCACCGGAAAACTCGATTTAGAAGACCCGGTCGCACAGAACGCCTACCGAAAAATCAAAAACGGTCTCGTGAAAGGCCTGTCTATCGGCTTCATGGCAGTGAAAAAAACATTCGGCGAAGAGAACGGCCAGTTCATCCGGCGGCTGCAAGAGATCAAGCTCATGGAGGTGTCCATCGTGACGTTTCCAGCCATGACCCAAGCGCAAATAACCAACGTGAAGGCCGCGGACGAGTTGACCCAGCGCGTTACAGCGCTTGAAGAAAAGTTTGCCGCACTGGCGCAGAAGGCCACCGAACCCGCGCCAGCCGCACTCGCTAAACCCGAGCCGGTCCAAGATCACTCGGCGGAATTGGCAATCGCACGCTTGCGAATGTCTCTCATTTAACCGCCGATCACGGCACCAACCAGAAAAGGACTTGTATGGAAATCTCCCAGCAAATCGAAGCGCTCACCAGCGCCGTAGTGGCCAATAACACGAAGATGGCCGAAGAGGTTAAGAACCTTGGCATCGCGTTGACCGAAACCAAGGCCGCCAACCTCGCTCTCCGCAACGAACTCGACCAGTACATCGCACGTCAGGCCGAATATTCCTCGAAGACCGAGCGCAAGGGACTCGCCGAGCAGTTGCGCGAAAACGATGACGTTGCCCGCATCATGAAGAGCGGCAAGGGTGCGACAAAGTTCAAGCTCGAAGGCAAGGCTGTTTCCGACATCCTGGACAGTCGCGCGGGTGTGGCTCTGATCCAAAAGAACATCGATTCCAGCACCATCGGATTTCCGACTGCCGGCGTCATGCCGATTGAAATGGGGCCGTATGTGGTCGAGCCGCGCAAGCAACTGCGCATGCGCGATGTAATCCCGTCGCGGCCCATCACGGTTGGCCAGTACAGCTTCCCGAAGTACTCCAACACCGGCACGAAGGCCTCGCCCGTGGCCGAGCGCTCTAGCAAGCCGATCAACCAGTTTGATCCGACCATCGTGACGGAGCGGGTGAAGACCATCGCCACCTACTTCGACTGCTCGCGGCAGGTGCTCGAAGACTACAACGAACTCCAGGGCATTCTGGAATCGTTGGGCTCGTACAAGGTCAACGCCGAAATGGACCGCCAGATTCTCAGCGGCTCGAACACGGGCGAAGATTTGGACGGCGTCATCACCCAGGCGACCGCCTACGACACCACGCTGTTGAGTGCTGCGACCGGCTATACGCTGTTTGACCAGATCAACGCGGCCTCGCAGCAAGTGGCGGCCGCCGACGAGTTCCCTGCGACGTTCTTCGTGTGCCATCCCACGGACTGGTACCGCATGACGCGGCTGAAAGACTCCAGCAAAAACTACCTCCTCGGTGGACCCATGATGGGTGCTGGACCGCGCGACGTGTGGGGCCTTACCCCGGTTCCGACAACGCAAATCACGGCTGGAACATTCCTCGTTGGCTCGGGCATCTCCCCGGCTATCGAGTTCCGAAACCGGATGGAACTGGAAGTGGCGATTTCGACGGAAGAAGGCAACAACTTTACGAAGAACATGGTCACCATCCGGTTTGAAGCCCGTGGCCTCCTGGCGGTCTACCGTCCCGGCAGCTTTATCACCGGCACATTCCTCAACTCGCCCGCGCAGTCGTAGTTTCCTCTCCCTCCGACCTGGGGCGGCTACTCCGCCCCTCTTTTTTCCATGGAACTCATCGCTATCAGAAAACTGGCTCTCGGTCGAGACACCTACGAAGAGGGCCAGTTTTTCCAAGCACATCCGCATGTTGCGCGCCAACTTATGCGCGATGGCAAGGCGCAGGAAGCCACGATTTCCGCGCCCGTCTCAAACGTCGGCCTCGTGTCCTGCATTATGCCCACCAGGGACCGTCGCAAGTGGGTTCCGCGTGCTTTGGAGTGCTGGCAAGCGCAAACCTATAAGCCGCTCCAGTTGGTCGTGCTCGACAATGGGACCGACCCCATCAAAGATTTGCTTCCAGCCGATCCTCGCATCATATACACCCGCGCCGGTCACGGCATGAAACTGGGCATGCTCCGGAATTTGGCGTGCCAGCTTGCCACGGGCGAGTTTATCGCTCACTGGGACGACGACGATTGGTATGCCCCAGATCGCATCGAGAAACAAGTAGCGGCCATCGGCGGAGCCGCAATGTGTGTTCCGCAAGGATGCCATTTTGCCGGGGAAAAACAGGCTTACCGCCTGGACGCGGACCCGATGTACGGAATTGGCTCTGGGCTGCTATACCGCCGTGACTACTGGCTCCGAGCACGCTTCGCGCCCGTCGCGCATTGCGGGGAAGATTCGATCTTTATCCAGCAATGCACTCATAAAGTGCACGTTGACGGCTACGGCCTCATGGTGGCCAGCGTGCATGACAAGCACACCGCACAGCGAATCCTCAGTAAAAAGTGTTCGATGTCTGAATTACCGAAGGGGTACCAATGGCCGTCTGGTATGTGATCCCGAGCGCCAAGCCAGCGCGAGACGCGCAGGACTGCATTAACGTGTGGCGCGCCATGGGCTACAAGGTGGCCGTGTGGCGCGATGCTGAAGCGGAGCTGGTAGACACTGACTTCGCCATCTACGGACCCTATCCAGGCTACGCGCAAGCGGTCAATGCCCTCGCGCATACCGTCCTTGCGATGGACCCCGGATGCCAATGGGTAGTAACTGGCGGAGACGACGTTTTCCCGGATCAAAACAAGCACCCGGAACAGATCGCGCGCGAATGCTCGCGCCGGTTTGGGAAGGGTGATATAGCCAGCCACGGTGACGCCGAAGACCTGTTCGGCACCTACGGAGTCATGCAGCCGATCGGCGACGGCTGGGGCGGCATCGAGCGCATCTGTGGCAGTCCGTGGATGGGGCGCGAGTGGTGCGAAAAGGCGAACAAGGGTGCCGGTCCGCTACACCCGGATTACTGGCATATGCATGTAGACGAGCACCTGCAGGAAGCCGCGAAGGCGCAAGGTTGCTTATGGCAGCGCAAAGACTTGAAGCACGAGCATCGGCACTGGGTGCGCGAGAAGCGACCTATGCCTGGTTACCTAGTCAAAGCCAACACAATGAAGCATTGGGAAGAGTCGAAGGCGTTATTCAACCGCCACCGCGCAAGCGGCTTCGCGGAAAGTTACCCGGCATGACCAAGCATTTGATTACCTTCGGCGGAGCCGCCTATGACGAACTGACCGAAAAGGTAGCGCGAGACTATAAGCGGTTTGGCGTTGATGAATTCCACGTGTATGACGACAAGTGGCTCACCGAACAGCCGTTTTTTTTGACACCTGAGTTTCAGTGGTTGTTCACGCACCGCGGCGTAGGCAATCCGCATGGGAGACGCGGCTTTGGCTGGTTCGCGTGGAAGCCTTTCATTATCCGGCACGCGCTTGACCGGGTAGCTGACGGTGACATTGTAATGTTCATCGACGCTGACACTTACCCGATAGCGGACCTTTCCGTACTGTACAAGGAATGTGCGCGCATTGGCGGAATTATGGCGTTTGCGGCGACCGCTGGGCCGGAACCATTCAAGAATCGCGAATGGAACAAGCGCGACTGCATGATCCAGATGGGAATGGACGAAGAGCGGTACCTGGAAGCGTCAACCGCCGTCGCCCGGTTCATGCTGTTTCAGAAGGGCGCTCCGCTGGTCGATACGTTCCTGGCCGAGTGGCAGTATTACTGCCTAGACCCGGTTTGCCAAACCTTCGAGCCGTCCACGCTGGCGCCGGAACACCCAGGATTTCGCGAACACCGCACGGAGCAGGCTATCTATACCAACCTTTGCCACCGCTACGGCCTGAAGCTGTACCGAGAGGCGTGCGCGTTCGGGAATGAGCACCAGCAGGACTGGGAGCTTTACCCGCAACTGTTCGTACAGAAAGACCCAGCCCGCCCGAAGTCATTGCAAGGGAGCCGATACCGGAATGTCGTTTAGCCAGAATGACGAAGAGCGGTACATCCTCAAGTGGACGCCCGAAAATGGCCGGCTACTGGACATCGGCGCATGGTGGCCGACGAACCTCTCCAACACCCGCGCCCTAATCGAAAAGGGCTGGTCGGGCGTACTCGTGGAGCCGTCGCCAGGACCGATGCGGGTGCTATTAGGCGAGTACGGCGGAAACGATAAAATCACGCTGCTGCAGGCGGCCGTGACCGCCCATGGTAAACGGATCACCATGCAGGTGACCGACTACCCGGTGTCTACCTCTGATCACAAAGTCTACTCGCTTTGGCAGACCGACCCACTGACGCAGTACCTCGGGCCGCTGGTGGTTCCGTCGCTGACCATTGCCTCAATTTTCGAGGAGTTCGGGCGCTTCGATTTCATTGATATTGACGCCGAAGGCCAAAGTGTCGAACTCGCGAATCAGCTCCTCGAAGGCTCTAATGACATGCTCCCGCAGTGTTTCTGCGTCGAGCACGACGGCTACGCGCCTCAACTCGAAGTCGCCGCCCGCAAGCGCGGCTACAACCACTTCCACATCACCGGGGAGAACTTAGTTGCGGCTCGTTAACATCCAACCCGTTCGCAATGAGGCATGGTGCCTGGGCCTCACGGCTCGCGCCCTGCTCCGTTGGTGCGACGATGCCGTATTCCTTCTCCACGCTTGCACGGACGCCTCCGAGGCTATCCTGGAGGCCGTGGCGGCCGAGCATCCGGGGCGCGTGCATGTGATCCACGAGGCGGAAACGATCTGGCGCGAGATGCACCATCGGCAGCGTCTGCTGGAATACGCCCGCTGCCTCGACGCCACGCATATTGCCGTAGTGGACGCCGACGAGATTATCGCGGGAGACACCCTGCCCTCTATGCGCTACCATGTTGCGCACCTCTCGCCCAAACGCTTCGCCGCGATCAAATTCAGGAACATCATCGACGGCCTGGACCAGTACCGCGCCGAGCGCGGTCCATGGGGAACCGAGGCGGGGACTATCGTGGCCTTCGGTGATCATGGCCACCTCTGCTGGGAAGCCCGCAATGGCTACGACCATCACCAGCGCAGCCCGTATGGAGCGGTCCAGGCTTCGTATATCCAAGGCGGGGGGCTCCTGCACCTCCAGTTTGCCAACCGGCGCCGCTTGCTCGCCAAGCACGCACTGTATAAGGCATCGGAGCGAGTGAAGTATCCGAACAAATCCATTCGTGACATCGACGCGCTCTACAATATGGCCCCGTCTATGGCCGGTATCACCAAGCAGCCGACGCCCGCGGAATGGTGGGCACCGTATGCCGACCTGATGCATCACTGCGACATCAACGCCGAGCCATGGCAGGAACAGGCAACGCGGGAGCTGGTGGCAGAACACGGAGCGGCGAATTTTGGCGGACTCGACTTATTTGGGGTGGCCTAATGAGCACAATTCTAAAACTCACCGTCACCTCGCCGGTTCAATCCTTCGAGGAACCTGTTACCCTCTCCGAGATCAAAGGCGCGCTCGGCATCCCCGACGCCGACACCTCCCGCGATGTGCTTTTGGACGCCTACGCGCCCGCCGCGCGCGAAGTGGCCGAAGTCTGCCAGCAACGCGATTTGGTGGCGAAGCAGTGGGATCTCTTTCTCTCGTATTTTCCGTGCGGTGCCATCGATCTGCGCGACAACACCACCAGTATCGAGACGTTCCGGTATCGCAAAAGCGATGGCGATTACGTGACGATGGTGGCTGGCACGGATTACGAATTTGATGCCGCGCTCTCGATCCTCACTCCCGTGAGCAATGGGACCTGGCCGGCTGCGCAACTCTGGCCATCGTCAGCTATCGAGATTCAGTTCACGGTCACGCCGCCAGCTATCCCATCGCGACTCAAGCGCGGAATTCTCGCGCTGATCTCCCTGTGGGATGCCAACCAAGTTCCGGCTGAACTCGGCGCATCGGCGGTACAGAATTACCCGTTCATGCTGTCGTTGCTTGAGATCGGCCGTCGCGAAATCGTATGACGAACCGCCAGAAACACAAAGGCAACCCCGGCCGATTCACGCAGTTGCTCACCATTACCGCATCGAGCGGAGCGCGCGGCGATGGCGGCGACTTCCAGCCCGCCTGGGGCGGCGAGTCTACGCAAGTCCGCGGCATGTGGCGGAAGACTTCGTTCACGGAAAACTCCATGGAAGGCGGGCGCTACTCGCGCGCTTCGGGAGTGTGGGAGATCCCGTGGATACCCTCGCTGGCCGAGGACTTCCGCGTCAGCTACACCGACCGCAACGGGACGACCCAATACCAGCGAATCGTGGGCATTGACGACCCGGAAAAGCGCGGGCGCGAGCTGCATCTGTACGTGATCGAAGACGAAGGGGCGAATATATGAGGGTGCAGGAAGCCATCACGCGGCAGCTGGCGCAAACCAGCAGCGCGACGTATGCAGTGTGCGGTACCCGCGTGTATTGGAATCTCCTCCCAAAAAACCCAGTTCTTCCATTCGTTCGCGTGAGTAAAACCGCCAAGCGGGCCATCATCCAGGGCCTCACCTTCACCTCCGAGCCGAGCATCACTGACATTCAAATCGGCTGCTTTGCCAAGACGCAAGAGGCCGCCGCCGACCTTGCCGACGCGGTAACCGCCGACCTTTCCACCTACGGCACTATCTGGCAAGCGCTCCCGCTGACTAGCCCGGTCACAGGAGGCGCGCTCACCGCAAAGATCGAACCAACCGGCGAAGAAGATTTGATTTCAGACGACCTGATTGAGCTAGGCGTCGCTGGCGAAGCGCGGACGTTTTCCGTCCACGTTCGCTGATTTGCGCGCGAGTACGCACGCATCACCACTAACCCATTAGCTACCGCCACATGGCGGGAAGGAAACCTATGGCACAAGCCTATAGCGCCGCCGGCTCACTGCTCCAATTTGGTAGCTCCAGCCCGGTCACCTACACCACGATCCCATACGTAATGGGGTACACCTATGGCGGCTCTGAGCGTCCGCGAATCGCCGTGACGCCGATCTCCGCGACGGCCACGGAAACCATCCCCGATATTCCTGGCGAGCAGAATATCTCGTTCGACATCGCCTACGACCCGGACGACACGCAGCACGCCGCCCTGCTGGCCGCCTACAACGCCGGAACTACGCTGCTGTACTTCCGCGACCGGCATGACAACACCGGCGCCTGCGACGAGTACTTCACCGGATACGTCACCCAGTGGAATCGATCCGCCGCCAAAGGCGCTGCCCGTATGGTTTCGGTGGTCATCACCATGACCGGCGCTATCAACACCGTCCCGTAACCATATGATCAACCCAATCAACCCGCCAATCGAAGTCGGTTGGCTCGGGAAACTGTATCCCTGTGACCTCACCCTCGGCCAGCTCGCGCTGGTCGAGGGGGAGGCGGGGATTGCTATTGTCTATCCGGCCGCGTCGATGCTCTGGCAGAAGCCAGAAGCCTACCAGCGAGGCGTTCTTTTGTACGCCATGCTCAAGCCGCACGAACTGCCAACCGCCACATTGCCAGCGTGCATGGCGGCCGTCGTCGGCGAACAGCGCGACTATTTCCTCGTCAAACTCCAGAAGGCCACCGACCGCCTGCTGCCTCAACTGCAATCTATTTGGGGCGGGCCGGAAGAGGCACCAGCCAGCCCTTTGGACGTGAGCAGTGGTGGACAGAACTCTGGGCTTCCGCTCGTATCCACATCGGACTCGGCGAACGAGACTTTTGGGATCTAACGCCCGGTCAGTTCATGGACCTGAGCATCACGAAAGCGAGGGCGAATGGCGAGACCGAGGAGCGTAATAACTCGCGCTGGCCGTTGGCGCGCTGAAGTTACGGGGCTTAAAGCCGTTCAAACCAGCTTTGCTGAACTGTCGTCGATACTCACAGCCGATGGCCGCGTGGAAAAATATCAACGCGGCTTGGCCATTGTCAAAGACGGATTCGCACGTGCGGCCGCTGTAATTCGTGACGCCGCGCGAACTGCAATCGGCAGTAGATCCCGCCGCGTGGCTGGCGCCACCTTCGCCTTCTACGACCTCGACGCAGGCCGCACGAAAGCGCAGAAGCGCTCGTCGCTTGTGGGCGTCAGGACTGGCGCTCCGCCGCGATTAGATCGCAGCATCTATCGCGTTTGGGGCGCTGGCTCCACCCGTAAAAACGGCACAACCGCAACTAACGGCCTCGGTATTTCACTGGGCCGCATATTTGAATCCGGCACCCGATACCGGCGCGGGACCCGCTTCTTCTCCGCTGCGATCCGCAACACCAAATCGCAAGCAATCCAGACGCTCGTAACTGCCTACAAGGACGCGATCCGCATATTCAATGGCTAGCCTAATTGTCAAAATCACCGGGGATGCCAGCGGCTTTCGAGGCGCGATGGACGGAGCGAACCGCGCCCTGGATTCCGTCGCAACCAAAGCCGACAAGGTAAGCGGCGCCATTGGCTCACTGGGCACCACAATGTCCGTGGGACTGACTGCGCCTATCCTTGCTCTCGGCGCTGGCGTTATCAAGACGGCGGCCGACATGGAATCCTTGCGCCTGGGCCTTGCATCCGTGGCAAAGGGTGCCGATACCACTGAGGTTCAATTGGCGCGGCTCAAGGAAGTCGCCAAGCTGCCAGGACTGGGCTTCTCCGAGGCCATCCAAGGATCGGTGCGGCTTCAGTCTGCCGGCTTCTCCGCGCAACTCGCGGAGCGGTCACTGAAAGCCTTTGGGAACGCGCTGGCCACTGTTGGCAAGGGCAAAGCCGACCTAGACGGTGTAACGCTGGCACTGTCGCAAATTGCCAGCAAGGGCAAGATTAGCGCGGAAGAGATCAACCAACTCGCCGAGCGGGTTCCGCAGATTCGCGTCGCCATGAAGGCCGCATTTGGCACTGCCGATACCGAGGTTTTACAGAAGGCTGGCATTGGCGCGGAGGAGTTTGTCACGCGCGTTGTCGCGCAACTGGAAAAGCTCAAGCAGGTATCGGGCGGTACAAAAAACAGCCTGGAAAACCTCGCCGACAAGTTCAAGGAAACCGCTGACCGTATTGGGTCCAAGATGCTGCCAGCGGTCAACGAACTGTTGCCTAAACTCGAATCACTAGCGGGCATAGCCGGGGATGCAGTGGAAGGCTTCGCTAGGCTGCCAAACGAAGTGCAGAATACCGCGCTGGCGCTTACTGCCGTGGCCATCGCGGCGGGGCCGGTCATCAAGGCCTTCCAAAGTATGCAGGCTGGGCTCGCATCCATCCAATTGGCGGCCGGGTTGGCTGGAGTTGGGCTGGCTACGCTGTTCGGCGCTGTTGTCATTGCCGGAATCGCTCAAACCATGAGCGCAATCGACCAGTTGCGCGCGAAGACCAAGGCGTATTACGACGACCTGGACCGCCGCCGCACGGGCAAACAGGATATCATCGCGGGCCAGGAAAACGCTGGGCTCGGCGGGGTTCGCACGCGCGAATCGTTCATCATCACGGAAGCGTCGAACGCTGCGGTTAAATACAAAATCGACTTAAAAGCGCTGTCAGACGAACTTGGTCTATTTGGGCAGACTTCCATCAAAGCCAAAGAGGACACGCTAAACCTCGCCGACGCCTACGGCAAAACGGCAAAATCAGTCACGCTCGCTTACGAGGCGCATAAGGCGGCGAAGCCACCGACGATGGATTTACTGGCGCTATTCGAGCGGTTTAAGGATGTGGCCGCACAGAAGACCAAGGCCGTTGACCTGTTGGCGCAAATGATGGACCGCTACGGGACAGTGACGGAAGTAGCAACTATTCGGGCGGCGAAAGGCATGGACCTTTTATTCCGTTCCTACCGCCAACTCTCCGACGCGCCGGATCTCGGCAACCTGAACAAGATTGACTTCTCAAAACTGCCAAAGGCGCCCGATGCCGGCCTGCCTGGACCTGGAGGGTTTGAAGAATTCCAGCGTAGCGGCCGCAACATCGGGCCGGAAGGTATGCTGACCCGTGAGCAAGCCGACGCTATCAAAGACCGTTACAGGCAAGTCGGCAAAGCTGGCCAAGCCGCTATGCGGCAAGTGTCAACCGTCATCACTGATCTCTCTCGCGGTATCGCCGACGTCATTTTCAAGGGCGGCAAGTTTGGCGACATGATGGCCAACGTAGCCAAGCAGGCAGGGCAGGCAATTGTGCGCGAACTGATCGAAGGCGCGCTGAAAAAGCTGGCCACGAAACTGCTAGACGTTGGCGGCATCATGGGCAAGGTCTTCGGCGGTGCCGGTGGAGCTGGCGGCACTATCTTCTCAGCGGCCGGAAGCGCGGGCGGAAGTGTGGCGGGGGCAGCCGGTTCAGCGGCTGGCGGTGTTGGCGGCGCAGCCAGCGCGGCAACATCCTCTATTGCCGGCATCGTCGGTGCAGTTGGCTCTGTAGTCTCTGCCGTTTCGGGCGTCATCGGCAATTTCCAGATGGCACATATGAACACCGCCCTCGGACGCATCGAGGAAAATACTCGCTATACGAAAATCTGGACCGGCGAACAGTCGCAGTCCCTCCTCTGGTGCGCGCAGAAGTCCACGGAATACCTCGGCTACGCGGTCAAGTCGCTGGACATGATCGGCCTCCTAAACTCGCAAATGCTCGGGCTCGCGCAAGCGGGCGGCGGGGCTGGCGGGACCACGATCAACATGGCCGGGGCATACCTGCTCACCGACGCCGCGCTGGATGACTTTATCGAGCGCTTCTCGCGCCGGCTCAAGACACAAGGCCTCTAATGGGCATATCAGTCCTAATACAATCCACCCTTCGGAATAACCTGACTGGGCGGGACGGAGTGTCTATTACCAAGGCACTCCGCACTATCCCGACAGCCAGCATCCGCACCGTGGATAAAACCGGGGCCTTCCTGCCAGCCGTGGGCAACCTGATCGAAGTCCAGGACGACCTCGGCGGACCAACGGTGACGCTGTTCGGTGGCTCGATCAACGAAGTCGAGCGCATTCGACACCGTACCAGCATCGCCACGCTTGAAACCAACTGCTCGTGCGTCGGCAAGGCTGACCGGCTGGAGCGGCGGCTGGCCGGGTACTACGAATACACCGGGAAAACGGGCGGATACATCCTCGGTCAGATGGTGGCGAATAGCCTATCGGGCGACATCGACATTGCCTCCCCATCAGGCATCGCTGCTGGCCCGGTAATTGATTCCCTGGTGTGGGATTACCCGACATGCAAGGATGCCGCAGATTCCGTCTGCAACCTCACCGGGTACGAGTATTCCGTCACGCCGGAAGGAACTTTTTCCTACTTCCTGCCCGCGTCGAATGCCTGCCCAGTTAGCATCACGGACGGATCAAACGTCAGCAAGATCACCACGCGCGAGACGCGAGAGGACTTCTGTAACCGAGTCACTATCAAAGTAGCCAATGCGCTCCGCGACCCGGAAACCGAGAACTTCACGGGCGACGGGGTGTCCACCAGTTTCAACGTCACGAACCCCCTCGCGCAGGCGCCCGACATCTTCATTGGCTCGCCCGCCGTCGCGCAAACAGTCGGAATAATCGACGTGGATACCGGCAAGGATTGGTACTGGCAAGAAAACTCGACCGAGATCCGCCAGGACAGCGGGGCCACGGTCATCAGTTCCGGCGTCTCGATCATGGTTACCTACGTCGGCACCGAATCAATTCTGGTGTCGGCGGCCAACACCACCAGCATCAGCGACCGGGCAACGGCCGAATCAAACAGCGGGGTCTACCACAAATTACTCACGCTCGACACCAAGCTAACGCGCGCCAACGCGCAAGCCGTCGCCGACGCTTACGTTGACCGCTATTCTTCGCTGTCAGTCGTCATGGTTTTTGAGACAGACACGCTCCTGGAACCCGACTGCATCAACATCGAACCAGGCCAAACGCTCACGGTTTCCCTCACTGGCTACCAGTGCGCGGGGACCTATCTTGTCCGCTCCGTTACGCTTCAATCCCGCCTCAATGATCAACACGAGGCCCGCTGGGCGGTGCGCGTCGAGGCTGTTTCTGGCCCGGTGCTACGCAATTATGTGGACGTGTTCCGCGATCTCTCTGGCGGAGGCGGCAACGTCAGCGGCTCCAGCTCCATGGCGTCAGCGGGGAGCGGCGCCGGGGTGTATGTCTACGAGCCCGCGAAGCTAACGGCCAACACTACAATCACCGCGCCGGTACCAGCGACCAAGGGCGCGACGATGGTGGTCTTTATCAAGCAAGGCGCAGGCCCGTACAGCATCAGTTTTGACCCGGATCAGTTCGCCCAGATCGTCAACACGAATATTCCCGCCGTTGAAGACAGGGAGATCGCCTTCCCATTCGTCGGCCGCGCCGATGGCCTCTGGTGGCCAATGTCGTTTGCACGCGAGATGAGCTAATGAATAAATTCCCCATTTGTTTTGCCTTGGCAGCCGTGGCGGCGTTTCCGCAAGCACAGACGCCTCTTACTATCACCCAATCCGCTGGCAGTGCCACGGGCGAACTGCGTATGCAGGAGCGGCGCACGAACGGGACCGATTACGTTGGCTTAAAGGCTCCACAGTCAGTCGCCTCTAGCGTCACGTGGACCCTTCCTGCCGCCGACGGAACCGCGGCGCAATGCCTCCAGACGGATGGCGCGGGGGTTCTATCGTTCGCCGCCTGCGCCGGCTACTGGACCCTCAGCGGTTCCGACATCTACCGCTCAACCGGGCTAGTCACTATCGGGCACACGGCCGCCACGGTCCGCCTCGGCCAGAACTTCAACACCAACTACGCAGGCAATTACGGCGGGGCTGCACTCAACACCTTCTCGGCCACCGGAGCGCATGGTTCGGTGCTTGATTTCAACAAGTCGGCCAGTGGTACTCTGGGGGCGCACGGGGCCGTGGCGTCCGGGGATACGCTCGGGTTCTTCGTGTTCCGTGGGTCCGATGGCACGGCATTCCAGCGGGCCTCGGAGGTGCTCGGCGAGGTCGATGGTACCGTCTCCTCCGGCGTGGTTCCGGGGCGGATCCGATTCCGCACGGCGAACAGTTCGGGCACGATTACAGAGCGCTGGCGTATCGACTCTTCCGGCCATTTGACGGCAGGCACACACGACTCATGGGACTTCGGAACGTCTACCTCTGCCGGTTCCGCTCGCTCAATCTTTGCCGGGACTTCGGTAGTCACGCCTAAAATTGGTCGAAATACAGCCGCATCCCTGGCGATTATGACCGACTCCACAACGCGCTGGAATTACACAAGCGCGGGCATGTTGCTCCCGGCCACCACCGATACCTACGACATCGGCGATCTGACCACGCCTCTCAGAGTTCGGGCGATCTATCCGAAGATCATTGACACTGCGCTCTCCGGTGGCACCGGCGACTACATCCAGACGCGGAAAGTGCAACTGTTCGACAACACTGGCAGTACGTCGGGTGCTTCGTTTTGGGACTTGAATGTCGTCATGAGTGGCGCTGGGGCCTTCCAGAATTCCTACTTTTATTTGCGTGATAACGCTGGTACGAACGTGTTCAAATCCGAGCGCATCGCCAGCGGTTCTGCGGTGTCCCGCACCACTTGGTATACGGACCTACTGCCAAATTCAACGGGCGGAAGGAATCTTGGGTCATCCTCGCTGCATTGGGGCAATGTCTACGCTGATACCCTAGCCACTGATCTTTTCCCGATCACCACGGACTCGATTACGTTGGGGAACGGTACAAGCAGATGGGCAAAGGTCAGGAGTCTCGACCTCCAAGCTGATGGGTACGTGACCTTTTCGAGTGGGGCCGCCGACGGGTACATCTGGACATCCGATAGTGCTGGCGTCGGCTCGTGGCAGCCGTCAACAGGGCTCGATGCCTACGACGTCCGCAACTTCGGCGCGGTCTGCAACGGGGTGGCGGATGACACGACGGCCATCATCAACGCCATCGCTGCCGGATCGGCGAACAAGCACAAGGCCATCCTCCCGCAAGGGACCTGCCTAGTGACGACCATCACGATTTCGAACAGTTACGCCGGGATCCGCGGGCAGGGCCGAAGCAACTCAATTCTCCGCTCCACCACGAATGCGCCGATTATCAAGATCGACAACGCGAGCCCGGTTTATTACCTGGAGTTTTCGGACTTCTCCTTGAAGGGCGGCGACGTCGGCACATCCCAAACCGGTATCGAGTCGGCTACGGCCGGATTCGGTGTTTCGACCATCCACAACATCTACTTCGAAAACCTATATCGCGGCATCAAATTGGGCCACACGACAAACCTGGGCGACGTCAACATTTTCGACAATGCCTTCTCGATGGGCGGCGACGCGGTGGCGTCGGCATCGATGGCGAATGGCACTGTGTACGTTATCGGATCCGTCGGGACAACTGATTTCACGACCTTCGGAGCGGCGTCGAACACCGTTGGGCTCAGCTTCACAAAGAGCGGTGGGACTGGCACGGGAACGGGCGTAGTGTATCTGTCCTCGGTCTTCTCTAAGGTCGGTATCGAGTCTCTGGACACGTCGAGCGGATCGATCTGGAGCCGGAACTTCTTCGGCGGTCTGGCGCTGCCATCTGGTGCTACGGCTGGCCCGCGCGCCTTCTACCTCCATGGGTACGTTGGCGACACGATCATGTCAGACAACCACATGGAGGGCGGCTGGATCGGCTTCGACATCAGTTGCGACAACGGGACGTTCGCGACTGGCCTTTGCTCGTATGGCGAGAACCTTGTCATCAACGACAACAAGATCGACGGGTACGCGCTCGACTTCCGGCTGTACAATGTCCACAATTCGACAATCCTGGGCAATCGCGGGCGGGCCGTGCTCGATGCTCAAATCACTGGCACCTCGACCTCTGGCATGATCTACGACGTTGTGGGCCGGGTCGATTCCGGCAGCGCGATCGAGCGCGCCGGGGTGAAGTACACGACCTCGACGGGCGACACCGCGATCAACGCCTACGACGAAGGCCGCATCCGAATTGGCGTCACGACGTCCAACATCAGCAATGCCCGCAACGGCATCAGCATCCAGGACCAGGGGGCATCCTCTGCTATCGCGCTGGGGCAATCAGCCACTCGCAACATGGGGATGCTGTGGAACTACAACGCCACGGCTGGCAGCGCGTATGGGCTGGTGTACACGTACTCGTACAGCAACCCAATGCTCTACGGCGCCTCCTCGCATCAGTTTGTCGGGGCGAATGGTCCGTCGCTGGGGGCCGGCCAAAACATCTCTCCCGTTTGGGTATCCGGCACCTCCGGTTTCATTGGCTACGGCCTTTACCGCACGGACGACACGAA